GTGGTCGAATCGACTGTCTGCTTGTTTAGAAGCGTGTCGATACGGTCCACGATGCCCTTGATACGCGCCATCGAGACAGCGCCGGACTGTGTATCCCAGCACCACACCTGATGGCTTGATGTCGTCACGATACGGCCACCACACATCGACTGTTCGTCGGTCTGTCCACCATCAGTGTGACGCACCACGATGTATGGCACTTGTGGCTGTCTGAGGGATATCGGGTCCGTCTCAGGAGCGAGGTACAGATAGATTCCCTGTTGATAGTTCGGTGCGCGATTGTCCACCGCCAGCAGTCCCTGGAGCGTCGCATCTGCTGTGAGTGTGTCATAGATCCACTCGTCGACGACTAGACTCTCAACCATTGAAATATCTCCTCACGACGCTCGTGAATGCCGCCCACGCCTTATCGGATGCAGGAATCGCGAATGGTCTGTTCTTCACGAACTCGAGAATCTTCCCGTATGGAGCCGCGATGCTCACGATGTACTCGTAGTCATTGACACGACCGACAGTGATGGACGAACGCAACGCGCCTGTGAGGACCGCTGGTGCTTGTCCTGGCGCGGATGCCTGATGCGTCCTGTTCTTCCCGATCTTGTAAACACGACCAGACTTCTGCCCGGTCATGCTGGCAATCATCAGACGCATGGCCTTCGCCGCCGTCTCCTGAAGCCAGATAGACAGCACACGAAAACGATGCTCAGCATCGTCGAAGCCAGACAGGTCGACCTTGACTGTCACGGAGCGAGGACCTCGATGAGCAGCGGACCGAAGCGTCGCACCGTAGTCGATACAGTGAGTGTCAATGTCAAGCGCACTACAGCTGCTGTCGGGTAGGCGTTAGGATTCAACACCGTCACGATTCCCTGTGTCGCCATTGACTTCGTAAGCGTCACGGAACCAGACACGAAGGAATATGCCACGCCTGTTGCAGCGTTCGTGTACGTGGCGCTGAGCGTGCCTGTCGTGATGTCAATCGGTGAACCATTCTCGTCGACGAGTCTGACCACGTATGTGTGCCAGTCTCCAGTCCAGGCCGCGATCTGCGTGACCTGTTCCGGGTCTTCGGTGATCTGTAAAATGTTCACACTCATACTGGCCTCACGTAAAGTTTCAATGGTCCGAATACCTGCGTGTCGCTTGCGCCTGTTGTCCTGGTCACAGTCACAGTGTACGTGCCTGACGTGTTGGTCACTGTAGTCGTAAGACCGAAGGACAGGCGCCCATTGTCGGCATACGTCGCAGTGCCATTGTAGGTCGCCACAAGTGTTCCACCGCTGTTGTATACCTTCGCCGATACTGTTGCACCAGTGATGTCGATACCAGTGCCGTTGGCGTCCGTTACCTGGACATCGATGGACGTCGCTGTGCCGACATTAACATCGAGCGGCTGGTCTGCTCCAAGGCCATCAGCCAGGAGTTGATAAGGCCCGATGTGTACGCTCGTTGCAGCTGACACTGGCGTCAACAGATCTGCGGAGATGTAGTCTGTGCCATTGTGAAGGAGCGCACCCTTGAGTTCCGTGGCGGCGTCGGTGTCGTTCGCGATCGCATGTATGTCAGCATCCACACGAGAGACTCCACCAGACTGATGCAGTGTGACGAGACCTTCCTTCGAGTCCTGATCTGCACGAAGGACGTTCCATCCGAATGTCCCGTGAGTCGTGTGGTCGTTCGTCAATGCACCCCAGACAGCAGATGCCGTCTGCGCTGATGTCAAGCCACCACTCGACAATTTGACCGTCATCACCGCGCCGTTAGTACCAGAAGCACCACGTACAACAATCGTGACATCATCAGCACCAGACGCCAATGCAGCATCAGGTAAGTCTAAGCGATACACGCCCGGCATGTTGGTTGCGTCTACCTCGGCAAAGCCACCAGAAGTCCACGCCTGTGCGATGGTACGGGCTACTAGAGGGATGCTTACAGATGCAGTGCGTGTGCGGTTGTAGCGGGCTGTGAGACCACTTGTGGATGCTGTGAGACCAGTAACGCCAAGGTACAGCTCGATGGATTGTGATGTGCTTCCGGGAGCAATAGTGATGGTTGAAGCGTTGCGCTCGCCGGGATTGAACTGCGGTTGGAAGTTTAGCGATACAGACCTCTGCACTGCTCCGATGTCTGGGTTTGCCAACCAAGTAACGCCATAAAGATCTGTCGTAGGTGCGCCTGTAGCCGTACCAGTGCCAAGGTTTGGCGATGTCAGGTAAGAGCCGTAGAAGTCGTTTAGACCAACACCCGTAAGCCTTGCGTATCCACCATCGAATCCAAGTTGTACAGTTGTGATTGTATTAGTCTCAGCCACATTTGTAACACCACCCTGTATTCGGTGATTGTAATTACCTACGGTGGTTCCAGTATTACTAGCGAAAATTGCAGTATTAGAAACAATCAAACAGTTAGTAATTGTAAGCTTATGCGTTGTGTTTGCCGATGTATTTCTAAAGGCTTGATCATAAGCAAGAACAGTGCAGTTAGTTACTGCTACTCCACCAATGTTGCCATCTGTCACTAATAACCCTTGTTGTCCAACCGATAGACAATCTTTGATGACAGTTGCAATATCGTAGTTTGCACCTGATGCTCCGGAAATTGCTATTGCTCGGTTAGATAGATATGTATGAGGCCAGATACATCTGTCAACAGTCAGATTCAAGGCTGTTGATTGTGCCACTGTAAGGCTGACAGATGAACCAAATACACACAGTTGGAAAGTCCAACTGTAACAAGTCGTAAGTACAAGACCAGTCAATGCGACGTTTTGACGTTCAAAATATATGTTTTTGAATGTTAGGTTGTTTTTGCTTGTTGCAGTCAAACAAGCCCCAGATGTGTACCAATACACATTGCCGGGAGTTACATTCGGAAAGGCCTGAAGGTTTAGTGGGTCACCGAGAATCTGCACTGTGCTACTAGGTGACGTAAAGCCAAGTGTTACAGCTTCGTTATAGTTACCCGGTGCAATATAGACGATGTCACCACCAACTAATCCCGGATTAGTCCCAGATGCAGCACCAAGGGCAAATGCCAATGTAGCCCAAGGTGTAGACGCACTTGTGCCATTGTTTGCATTATTGCCTGTAGTTGTAGACACATAGTAAGTTGCCATTATTCAGCTGTCCCTGATGCTATTTCCTGCCCCATAATTACGGCAAACTGGTTGCTATAGTTTTGCTGAAACTCAGCATCCTGCAAAACCCACCAACCGAATACCGATGTACCATTCTCGCCAAACGTGCCAACAAGGTTGCCGTCGTTGTCGTAGATATCACCAAAGACAATCCAATCACCTGGTGAGTTGGGGTTAGGCTCTAAGCGGTAGTTCTGGAAGTTCATTTGCCCACCTTTAGCGCACTTGCCTCAACACCCTTAAAAGGCATCGTCAAGAAAGCCAGCACACTGCTCACCGCAGCGGAGACACCAGCCGCTACTGCCTTGCTCCCGTACAGTGCCATCACTGCGCCCAGCTCGGCGAGCGTGTCTGCTTCAGCGGTACGGATGCCGTCACCGAATACAGTCGAGAAGCTCGCAACGAAGGCGATCAGGACAACCACGACCAGCCGACCGATTGATATTGAATTCATCTTTGCAAACTCCCCTCGATCATAGCGACACGACTCTCGAGTTTACCGAGGCGCTCCTCGATGCGTCGCACTTCCTGTGCCTGTCCGGACAATGTGGCATTCACGTTCTCGAGCTTCACTGTCAGCACGTTGATGCTTACCTGCAGTTTGGTATAGGTTCCAATGACGGCCCCCAATACCAGGACAAGTTGTCCGATCAGCGCTACAACGACCTCTAATGTCATACCATCACTCCACTGTACATCTTCACTCTAATATGGTGGCACAGTCGGATATCTCGCATCACGCAGTCGGTTAACCGTTTGACCTCGAGCGGAGCGCGATTGTTTGACTGACTTCGTTCGAATGTCCCCAATCGCTTCCGATCACTTCGTAGTATGGCGCGAGGTTCTGCGGATTCCCTGATGTGTAGATTCGGTCATCGGCCTTCACTTCGACTTCAGGTGAACAGGTCAGCGTCCATGTGCCAGCCTGTTCAATCATGCCGCCGACAATGCCTTCAGAATCGCCTGTGTTGGCGATTGTGGCGCGAATCTCAGCCACCTGTATCCAGTGTTGGCTGATGCCTCCGATACCGTCAGACTGGTTCACGTTTCGCCAGATCTGCACACGGTCGCTGTAGGCGTAGTTCGCGAGCGCCACTTTGAGCGCGGTGACGTATGGTGCTGGAATCATACGAACACCATCGGGCTGTATCGCTTAGCCTGGTCGAGACAATGCTCGCGGAGTGCTGACATCTTCGCGTCGACTTGTCCATCCTTGACATCGATGAGATGCGTGATGCTCGATGCTTTGCGTATCCATCCCTGTCGCGCAGCTGCGCGGATGTCATATCGTTCGTTATTGGCTGGACCGATGTCCTGCCACAGGAGGTCTCCGCTTCCATCGTTCACCGTGTAGTTCAGCGTCTGCGTCCACTGTGGGAACTGTGGTTCGGTGGCGCTCGATGTCCCTGCGATAACGCACTGGTACAGTCGACCATTCGCGACGGTCGGAATCACGATGTCGCCAACCACGTAGGCTGTGGAAGCAGTCCAGACCGACCAGCGTGCGTGGTCGTCGACGAGCTGCTGAAGTGCAGTCGAATCGAGCTGTGGATACTGGTCACTGGCGACCATCCATGCGAGGCGTTCAAGTGCTTGTGTCCGTGTGTATGGCATGAGCGATTCCTAGTAAAACAAAAAGGGAACGGGAATGGTATCCCGCTCCCCTTGACTGCGAAGTCAGACAGCCTACGAAGCGGCAGCCTG